AGAAAACGCGAGAGCGGGCAAGAGAAAAAGGAGGAATGAACATGGAGATCAAAAAGGAAGCCGGCGTAAACGCCGGCGGCGCGGTGGGAGCGGAGGACCTGGCCCTCATTAACGCCCTCAGTCCCAAGGAGCTGACGGCGGAGGAGGTCTTCACCTTCGCCGTGCGGCTGTGTGACAACGAGGTGGACCGGGAGTGGGAGCGCTTCCCCAGGGAGACCCTGGAGCAGCTTGCCCCCCTGTTCGTGGGCAAGAGCGGCATCTTTGACCACGCCTGGTCCGCCCATGGCCAGGCCGCCCGCATCTACAAGACGGCGGTGGTGGACGAGCCGGACAAGACCACCCAGGCGGGGGACCCGGCCTGCTATCTCAAGGGCTGGGCCTACATGCTCCGCACCGGGGAAAACGCCTCCCTCATCGCCGAGATCGAGGGCGGCATCAAGAAGGAGGTCAGCGTGGGCTGCGCCGTGGAGAAGGCGGTGTGCTCCGTGTGCGGCGGCGAGCTGGGCCAGTGCCGCCACGTGAAGGGCCGCACCTACAACGGCAAGCTCTGCTGGGCCGAGCTCACCGGGGCCAAGGACGCCTACGAGTGGTCCTTCGTGGCCGTGCCCGCCCAGAGGAAGGCCGGGGTCATCAAGGGCCTGTCCCCCAAGCTCAAGGAACTGGTCAAGGGCAGCCCGGAGGCCGGAGAGGAGCTGCGGGAGCTGGAGAAGTCCGCCGCCCTGGGCCGGAGGTATCTGGACGGGCTGAGGGCCGAGGTCGCCCGGCTGTGCGCCGTGGCCCAGCCGGACCTGGACGTCCAGGTGGCCCGGTCCATCGCCGCCAAGCTGGACGAGCCCGAGCTGAGTTCCCTCAAGACCCTGTTCACCAAGCAGGCCGGGGCGCGCTGGGGGGAGGCCCCTCAGCTTCCCTACGGCAAGCCCTCTGGGGAAAAGCCCCCCGAGGACCGGGCCTTCCTGGTGTGAGGGCCCCATACATTGGTTGGCACGCGCATCCCGCGCGAGTCGATAATCAAACGAAAGAGGAGGAAGTACCATGAAAAGCAAGGTTTCTTTTGAGGGCGTGGGCGAGGTGGCCGCCACCTTCCACGCCGACGCCGCCGTCAAGGCGGGCCAGGTGGTCAAGCTCAGCGGCAGCGCCGCCGTGGCCCCCTGCGCTGCCGGGGAGCGGTTCTGCGGCGTGGCTGCCACCGGCTGCAAGGGCGGCTGCGCCGGGGTGCAGACCGGGGGCTTCGCCCAGGTCTCCTGCGCCGACAGCACGGTGACGGTGGGCTACGTCAGCCTCACCGCCGACGGCAGCGGCGGCGTGAAGAAGGCCAGCGGCGGCCAGGAGTATCTGGTGGTCGCCGACGACGGCGCCGGGACCATCGTCATCAAACTTTAAGGAGGCCGGGAATATGAACGAACATTTTAACGATGTAAGGCTGGAGAAGGGGATGTACTCCGTGGCGGGCAAGAGCTTCACCGCCGTGCTGGAGAGCGAGGACCCCTCTGAGCGCTACAAGGGCACCGCCCTGGAGGGCCTGGACGCCTACCAGCGCCAGCTCAAGCGCTTCGGCATCAAGGTCCGGGGGGCGGGCAGCGACGTGGTGGACAAGTTCTTCCAGTCCGCCCAGTCCGCCGTGCTCTTCCCCGAGTACGTCTCCCGCACCGTCCGCCAGGGCATGGAGGAGGCCGACCTCCTCCCCGCCATCACCGCCACGGTGACCAACGTGGACGGCATGGACTACCGCTCCATCACCTCCGTGCCCGACAAGAGCAAGAAGGAGCTGCGCCGGGTGGAGGAGGGCGCCACCATCCCCCAGACCACCATCAAGACCCAGGAGAACCTGGTCAAGCTCCACAAGCGGGGCCGGATGCTGGTGGCCACCTACGAGGCCGTCCGCTACCAGAAGCTGGACCTGTTCTCCGTGGCCCTGCGGCAGATCGGCGCCCACATCAGCCGCCAGCTGCTGGAGGACGCCATCGACGTGCTGGAAAACGGCGACGGCAACGACAACCCCGCCAGGAAGTACTCCGTGGGGACCCACCCCATGGGCGGTACGGCGGGTACGTTGACCTACGGCGACCTGGTGGACTTCTGGGCCCAGTTCGACCCCTACGAGATGAACACCCTCCTGGTCTCCGGCGACGTGATGCTCAAGCTGCTGAAGCTGGAGGAGCTCCAGAACCCCATGACCGGCCTGAACTTCCAGGGCACCGGCAAGCTCACCAGCCCCCTGGGGGCCAACCTGCTGCGCACCTCCGCCCTCAGCTCCGGCAAGCTCATCGGCCTGGACAAGCGCTACGCCCTGGAGCTGGTGAAGTCCGGCGATGTGCTGGTGGAGTACGACAAGCTCATCGACCGCCAGCTGGACCGGGCGGCCATCACCTCCGTGGCGGGCTTTGCCAAGATCATGCCCGGCGCGGCCAAGGTCCTGACCGTCTGAGAAAACCCCGCAAGGGAGAGGAGGCGCGGAGATGATCGATCAAGTGCTGGCTATGGCGGCCCAGTTGGGTAAGACCGAAGAGAGCGAAGAGCTCAAGGCCCTGTGCCGGGCCGCCGTGGACGAGCTCACCGGGCAGCTCAAGCCGGGCCTGACCGCCGACGACTGCGGCGAGGCCTTCGTCCTGGCCGCGGCCTGGACGGCCCTGGCCCTCCGGGCCGGGAGCGCCGACAGCGGCGTGGAGCAGTTCACCGCCGGAGCGGTGACCATCCGGCGGGGGGACGCCCGCCTACGCTCGGAGGCCCTGCGCCTCCAGGCCCGGCAGGTCATGAAGCCCTACCTCCGGGACGGGGGCTTTTCCTTCCGGGGGGTGACGGGCTGATGGCGGAAGAGTGGAAGAACATCCTGGCTCAGTACGGCCAGCAGGTGACCCTCCGCCGGGAGAGCGGAGAGACGGCCGTTCGGGCCTTTTTCCAGCCGGTGGAGGAGAAGTCCCCCGGCAACCAGCCCACCCCCCTGGGTGTGGCCCCGTTGGGGAAGTGGCTCTACCTGGGCCCCGCGGAGGAGAGTTTGGAGGATGTCCGGGAGCTTTCCTGGGCGGACCGCTCCTTCCGGGTCCTGCGCTGCCGGACCTACTGTATCGGCGACGAGACCGCCTACTGGTGGGCCGTGGCCGAGGAGCTGGACGAGGTGAGCGTATGACCGGGGCCCGGGAGCTGCGGCAGGCGCTGTGCGCCTACTTAAACGGCAGGGGCCTCGCCGCCGTCACCGCCTGGGACGAGACCCCCCGTAAGCGCCCCGCCGGGGCGGTGGCGGCGGTGTCCCTCCGGGGCGTGGACAGCGGCAGCGCCGGGTATCAGAACTACCTGGGCGAGCGGTATGACGAGGAGCTGGGACAGTGGGTGGAGCTCTATGGCAAGCAGGTGGAGCTCACCTTCGGCCTGGACCTGACCGCCGCCACGGCGGAGGCGGTCCTCTCCGGCCTGGAAAAGATGGGGGAGGCCCTGACCGGCGGCCCGGAGGGGATGGTCCCGACAGGCTGGTCCGCCGGGGAGACCGTGTACCAAGCGGAGAGCCGGCGGTATTTCTGCCCCGTCCAGGCCAAGTTCAAGGTCTGGGCGGCGGCCGCAGCCAGGGAGGACGGGACCTTCCTGGACTTTGAAGTGAGAGGAGAGAACAACGCATGAATGTGACGGAACATCTCAGGCCGGGGGTCTACTCGGTCTATGACGCGTCCTCGGCGGCCTCCGGGAAGACGGGGGGCGGCGCCGTGGGCGTGGTGGGCATGTGCACCAAGGGCACGTCGGGGAAAATTTATCCCCTGAACGACGCCGCCGGGGCGGAAGAGACCTTCGGCGAGGACGAGTCCCTGACCAAGAGCATCACGGCGGTGTTTGCCAACGGGGCGTCCAAGGTGTACGCCGTGCCCGTGGCCACTGTGGACGGCTATGACGCCGCCTTCGCCGCCCTGGAGGAGGTGGACGACGTCGCCGTGGTGGTCAGCGGCAGCGACACCGCCGCAGTGCAGAAGAAGCTGTGCGAGAGCGTGAAGCGGGCCTCGGCCAACCGCCGGGAGCGGCTGGCGGTGTTCTTCGGCGGCAGCAGCGAGACAGTCTCGTCCCTGGTCTCCCGGGCGGCGGGGTTCAACAGCGAGCGGGCGGTGGTCGTGGCCCCCGGCGGGGCCCTTGCCGCCGCCGCTCTGGCCGGGGCCATCGCCGGGGAGACCGACCCCGCCATGCCCCTGGGCGGCGTGGAGCTGAAGGGCGTGAGCCTGAGCCGCCGGTGGAGCGACAACGAGCTGGACTCTCTCATCCGGGGCGGCGTCACGCCCCTGGAGCTCAGCGGCGGTACGGTCAGCGTGGTGCGGGCGGTGACCACCCGCACCACCACCGGCGCCGCCTCCGATACCACCTGGCGGGAGCTGAGCACCATCCGCGTGGTGGACGACGTGGTCCCCGGCCTGCGCAATGCCCTGCGGGCCAAGTTTGCCCGGGCCAAGAACACCCCCCAGGGCCGGGGGGCCATCCGCAGCCAGGTCATCGTGGAGCTGGAAAACAAGCTCCGGCAGGAGATCATCACGGGCTATGACGACGTGACCGTCTCCGCTTTGGACAGCGACCCCACCGTGTGTTTGGTGGAGTTCCGCTTCACCGTGACCCACGGCCTGAACCAAATTTGGCTCAGCGCCCACATTACGGTTTAAGGAGGGATGCACATGATCGCGTCGCAATTTCCCACCAGCGCGGACATCTACCTGGAGCTCAACGGCAAGAAGCTGGCGGTGGTGCAGAGCTACACCGCCCAGACCACCAAGTCCAGCACCGTGGTGGAGGCCTTCGGGGAGGACCAGCCCGTGGCCACCATCCCCGGCGTGCGCAAGCACCGCCTGACCCTCACCCGGCTCTACGCCACCGGGGAGGCGGCCAAGTCCGGCATGAACTTCCACGACCTGGAGGACTTCAACCTGGTCATCTGCAAGCCGGACCGGAACGTCATCTACTCCGGGTGCCAGTGGGAGGACCTGACCGAGACGGGCAAGATCGGCGACATGGTGCTGGAGAAGGTCACCATCGTGGCGGCCAACCGCACCGAGACCACCTCGAAATGAGCGGCGGCGTGCTGGACCTGCCCCGGCGGAGAGGGCTGAAAAACGGCTGGGAGCTGCGGCTCCTGTCCGCCTGGGAGGAGATGGAGGCACGCCGG